GGCGGTGCGCGGGCTGATCAGCGCGATCAGCGCCCGCACAACGATCACCCGCGTCTCCGGTCACAACGAATGGGCGGCCAAGGCCTGCCCGGGTTTCTACGTTCCTGCCTGGCTGAAAGCTGCGGCCTGAACCTCGCTATTCCGCTTCCAGAAAGGAGCCTCCCTTCCCATGTTGAACGATGATCCCAAATCAGCCCTGAGCTCGCGAGCCGTATGGGGTGGCGTTGTCGCAATCGTGGCCGGTGCCGCCGGCCTGTTTGGATACGCTGTGAGCCCGGAGGACGTCGGCGCATTGACCGAGCTGATCAGCGGCGGCGCTGCCGTGATCGGCGGCATCCTTGCCATCATCGGCCGCATCCGAGCGACACGTCGGATCGGCTGACCAGATGCGTCTGAACGGCCCGACCGTCCCGCCTTCCTTCGTTTCGTTTTCCGTGAGAACCGCGCCATGACCGAACCACTTGATCTTGGGCCGCTGATGATCTGGGTCGGCGCCGTCTCGGTTCTTCTGTCCTTCGGCACGACCATCTGGAACATTTTCAGCTCGCCTGCCCGGAAAGCCGAGGCGCGGGTGGTCGAAGTCGTCAAGCGGACCGAACTGATCGAGCTGCGCATTCAACGCCTCGAGGACGAACTGAGGCGGATGCCCACGCTCGACATGATGCACCGGCTGGAGCTCACGCTCGCCCGGATGGAAGGACACATCGACAAGATGGATGAACGGCTGAAGCCGGTGACCTCAATCGCCGAGCGGATGCAGGAATGGATGCTCGAGAATGGAAAATAGGCCGATGAACATGGATGGGATCATCCGCGAGCAGGCGCGCCTGATCATTCTGAAGGCGCTGGCGGCCGAGGTGACCGAGAGCCTCAACAGCGATCTCTTGATCCATCAACTGCATGCGTTCGCCATCCGCAAAGACCGCGCCTGGCTCCATTCTGAGCTGTCCTGGCTGAAGGATATGGGCGCTGTCACGCTGATCGATATGGGCAGTGTCAAGGTGGCCACTCTGACCGCCCTTGGCCACCGTCACCTTCATCGCGAGATCGCAATCGAGGGGATCCAGCGCCCTAGCCGTCCGGGGGAATGAAATGACCGAGGCTCCCAAACTGCGGGGCAGGGGACGCCTGAATGCGTTCGAACTCTTGCCGCCCGAATGTGATGCGCTGGTGGCCTGGGCCGCGCAGGAGCTGGCAGCGCGTGAAAAGACGCAGACCGACATCTATGCCGAGTTCGTGACCGAATGCGAAAAGCTGATGGCAGAGCATCGGGGCGAACTGGAGTTCCAGATCCCGTCCTTCTCGGCCTTCAACCGGTATTCGGTCCGGCTTGCCCGCCTGACCCGGCGCCTTGACCAGACACGCGAAATCGTGCGGTCTCTGGCCGAGAAGTTCGATGTCACAGAAAGCGACAACCTCACCATCATGGCGGCCGAGACCATGAAGTCGATCGTCCTGCACCTTCTGGCCGAGGGCGACGAAAACCTGATCCCGAAGGATGTGATGATGCTGGCCAGTGCGTTGAAGCAGGCGACGCAGTCGCAAAGTGTTTCTTCGGATCGCCGCCAGAAGGTCCAGTCGGAGTTCGCGGCCAAGGTCAACAAGGCCGTCGAAACCGTGGCGAAGGTCAAGGGGCTTACGCTGGAAACCTCGGAGGCGATCAAGGCGCAGATCCTCGGGGTGCAGGCATGATCAGGGCCATCTATTTCCCGGACCATTTGGCTGAGGCCTTTGAACGTCACCGCACGCCGGGCAGTTTCATGCTGCGAACACTCGGCCCGGCCGGTCTTTTCGACTTCAGGTACTTCTGCCCCTGCGGTTGCGGCATGCCGGGCGAATTGCGGATCGGCGAGAACTTCAAGCCGGGCGGAGACCGTCCGAGCTGGCGCTGGAATGGGTCGAAGACGGAGCCGACCCTTGATCCGTCGGTCAACCTGGTCGACCACTGGCATGGCTGGTTGCGCGACGGATACTGGGTGGTCGCGGCATGACCGCACCCATCACCAAGGCTGAATGGGAACGCCAGCGCCGCGAGGCGGTCGAGGCCATGCCCGATGTCATTGCCGAAGTGGGTTTGCCCAAGGTCCTCTTGCCCTATCAGGCGCGGGCGGTGTCGCTCCTCGAGAGCACGTCCACCCGCGTCCTGGTTGTCGAGAAATCCCGCCGGATCGGTCTGACCTGGGGGCTTGCTGCTTATGCGGCCCTGCGTGCTGGCCGCATGAAGGCCGCCGGCGGCATGGACGTCATGTACATCTCCTATTCTCAGGAGATGACCCGCGAGTTCATCGACGCCTGCGGCATGTGGGCCCGGGCCTTTTCGACGGCAGCCCTCGCCGCCGAGGAGTTCCTCTTTGCCGACGACGACACCGAGGGTGACCGCTCGATCAAGGCCTTCCGTATCGCCTTCGCTTCCGGCTTCGAAGTCATCGCTCTGTCATCGGCACCCCGATCCCTGCGAGGCAAACAGGGGGTGGTGATCATCGACGAAGCCGCGTTCGTCGACAGCCTGGCCGAACTCCTGAAGGCGGCACTGGCCTTCCTGATGTGGGGCGGACAGGTCGTCGTCTGTTCCACCCATGACGGGGCCGAGAACGTCTTCAACCAGACCGTTCAGGACATCCTCGCCGGCCGGTCCCGTTTCGCGCATCTGCGCATCGACTTTGACCAGGCGCTGAACGAGGGGCTTTATCAGCGCATCTGCCTTGTGACCCACAAGGAATGGTCGCCGGAGGCCGAGGCCGCCTGGCGACAAGAGATTATCGAATTCTATGGCGACGGGGCAGATGAAGAACTGTTCTGCGTGCCGTCGATGGGATCGGGTGCCTGGCTGACGGCCCCGCTCATCGAGGCCCGTATGACCGCCGATGCTCCGGTCCTCCGGTTGGAACTCCCGGGCGACTATCTGCACCGCGAGAAGCTCGACCGGGCCCAGCTACTGGCGCCTTTCATGGAAGAGCTCGATCACGCTCTCAAGGGGCTCGACCAATCCCCGCACTATGCTGCCGGTTTCGACTTTGCCCGCGTTGCAGATCTGTCCGTCCTGTCTTTGCTGGCCATTGAAGAACGCCTGAAGCGGCGCGAGGCATTGTCGATCGAGATGCGCAATGTGCCCGGCGATGAACAGAAGGCCATCGTGCGGGACTGCCTCTCGGCGGTCCAAGAGCGACTTGTCGGGGCGGCCTTTGATGCGACCGGGATGGGTTGGACCGTCGCCGAGGATATGGGGCGTATCTTCGGGCTCCGCGACGGCGAAGAAAGCGCGGGCCTGATCTGGGCGATCAAGTTCACCGAGGATTGGTACCGCCTCCACATGCCGCCCCTGAAAGCCGCGTTCGAGGATGACATGATCGCGATCGCCCCCGATGCGGACCATCTGGCCGATCTCAGAGTCGTCAAGCTGATCCGAGGGTCCCCCCGTGTCCCGCCGACTCGCGAAGGTGAAAAGGACCGGAAGCGGCATGGCGACTATGCCATTGCCCTTGCTCTCGCCCACTTTGCCAGCCGGATGCGGTGGGTGGAGTACGGCTATCGCGCTGCCGGTCGCCGGGGCGAGGCTGAACAGGGCCGCATGCGTGAGATGGCGGTCGATGACGAAGGCGGCCGTGGCTGGTGGAAGACGCCGCTTGGGCCCGGGTTGAGAGGGAGTGTCTGATGGGTCGGCAACCGCAACTGCTGGATCGTTTCGGCAATCCGATCCAGAGATCCGCTCTGAAGGCCGAAGTGGCCGCACCCACGCTGGGCGGCGTCCGCTCGCCCATCGCAGGCTATCCCGCCGACGGTCTGAACCCGATACGCCTCGCATCGATCTTGCGGGAGGCAGACCAGGGCGACCCGGTCCGCTATCTCGAACTGGCCGAAACGATCGAGGAACGGGATCCCCATTATCTGGCGGTGATCGCCACCCGGAAACGGGCCGTCAGCCAGATCGAGATCACGGTCGAGGCCGCAAGTGACGTTGCTGAGGATGTCCGAAAGGCTGATCTTGTCCGCGACTGGCTCAAACGCGACGAGCTGACCAATGAGGTCTTCAACATCCTCGACTGTCTCGGCAAGGGATACAGCTTCACGGAGATCATGTGGGACACCTCCTCGGGCGAGTGGCGGCCCGACCGGCTGATCCAGCGCGATCCCCGGTGGTTCAGGTTCGACCGTCGTGATCTTGCCACGCCCATGATGCTGGATGACCACGGACAGGAACGGCCGCTCGATGGCGGCAAGTTCATCTTCGCAAACATCCAGGCGAAATCCGGCCTCCCGCTGCGCGGAGGGCTGGCCCGCGTGGCCGCCTGGGGCTGGATGTTCAAGGCGTTCACCCAGCGTGATTGGGCGATCTTCACCCAGACCTATGGCCAGCCGCTCCGCGTCGGCAAGTATGGTGCGGGTGCGTCGGAGAAGGATCGCAACACGCTCTTCAGGGCGGTGGCGAATATCGCAGGGGATTGTGCCGCGATCATCCCCGAAAGCATGACGATCGACTTCATCGAAACGTCGAACGTCGGGGCCTCGTCCGACCTCTACAAGGAACGGGCCGACTGGCTCGATCAACAGATCTCCAAGGCTGTCCTCGGGCAGACGGCCACAACGGATGCCGTCGTTGGTGGCCTTGGCTCAGGCAAGGAGCATCGACAGGTCCAGGAGGATATCGAGACCGCAGATGCCCGCGCTCTGGCGGCCATCCTCAACCGGGATCTGATCCGGGTCTGGATGGACCTCGAGTTCGGTCCGCAGAAGAGATATCCGCGCCTTGTCATTGCCCGCGCGCAGACCGAAGACCTGGCGGCACTCGCATCAGCACTTGGCACGCTGGTGCCGCTTGGCCTCAAGGTCAGCATGGGCGAGGTGCGGGACAAATTCGGTCTGTCCGAACCCTCGAATGACGATGAAATCCTCTCTGCACCCGTGCAGACTGCCCCCGCAACCGACCCTGCAAAGCCGCCTTCGAATATTAAACGGGTTTCAGGCGTTTTTAAACGGGGTGAGGCCCCGCCGGGCATCACGACGGCGGTCCAGGCGGAAGGGGCTCCAGCGGCCGTTCTAGAAGCCCCGGGGCCGGTGGACCTTTTGACCGACCGCCTGACGACTGAGGCAGCCCCGGCGATGGAAAAGCTGCTGGCTGGAATTGAAGCGATGATCAGTGCCGCGGGCTCGCTCGGTGAACTGCAAGAGATGCTTGCCGCCGGCTATCCTGACCTTGATGCCGGGGACCTTGCGACGGTGATCGCGGACGCGATGCTGGCGGCGCAGGCCGGGGGCAGAGCTGTCCTTGAGGAGGACAGCGGTGGCTGATCTGGCGGCAACTTTTCGCAAGCCGTTTTCCGAGCAGGTGGCGGCTTTCCTGCTTCGCTTGAGCAATCCGGTTCCGACCGCCCGCTGGGAC